CACGAACAACCCCGAATATCTGCTGGCCGATCCCAACGGCGCAGACCTGATTGCCATTCCCTGCAAGCCGGGTAATGGCGTGATTGCCCGCGGCACGATCATGTATCGCGGCAGCGACGGCATGTATTTGCCTGCCACCGCTGCCGAAGCCGTGGACACCAACGACCTTGTTGTGCTGGACGAAAGCGTTGATACCGACGCCAATGCCAGCATCGCCGAGGACGCCCGCGCCTACCGCGCCGGTCGCCTGATTGCGGGCAAGGTGACGCTCAAGGACGGCGCTGAACTGACCGCTGCCGTGCAGCTTGCGCTTCGCAAGCAGGGTATCGTGTTTGATCAGATGGTCAGCGCCGAAACCTTCAACAACGAAGTGAACGCTTAATCAAAAACGAAGGAGGAAAACGATATGCCTATTGACATCTATTCCACTCGCGCCCAGCTTGCCGCCATCGAGCAGATGGAGCGCGAATACTCCTTCCTGTACGACATGTTCTGCGCGGACATGGGCGCTGTGGAGGACGACAAGGCGATTTACGACTACCGCAAGGGCAGCCGCCAGATGGCTCCTGTGGTGCATCCCGGCGTGGGCGGCGTGCTGATGGGCCGCCAGGGCTACGAAACCCGCGAGATCGGCTTCTGCACCATTGCCCCGGAACGCATCATTACCAACCCTGACCTTCAGAAGCGTGCCTTTGGCGAGGACATTCTGGGCGCAATGACGCCCGCCCAGCGCGAAAAGAAGATGCTGGTGCGCGACCTGACCGACATGCGCAAGGCGATTCAGCGCCGCCGCGAGTGGATGGCCCGTCAGGTGCTGCTGACCGGCAAGCTCAGCGTGTTCCGTTACACCAACGAGGGCCGCGACCTGAACACCACCCTGATTGCCGACTACGGCTTTACCCAGAACTACACCCCGGACACCGCATGGGGACAGACCGGCGCGAACATCAACCGTGACATGCACAACATCTACGACATGGTGTATGACGGTCTGGGCATCGTTGACCTGATCGTGATGGATCCCGACGCTTCTGATGCGATGATTGCCGACGGCAGCTACATCAAGCAGTTCGACGGTCGCAACATCAACATGGGCGAGATCAACACCAAGTATCGCGGCCAGGGCGTGCGCTTCATCGGCTGGAACAGCGACGGCGTGGAAATGTATTCCTTCTCCGGCAAGTTCACCGACGATGACGGCGTTGTGAAGCCCATCCTGCCCAGCGGCACGGTGATTGCGGGCGGCAAGGGTATGCTCAAGTGTCTGCACGGCCCCGTTACCCAGGTTGAGGAAACCGGCGCTACCGCCCAGCACAAGACCTACATCAAGAAGGAAGTCCCCCTGCGCTACGGCAGCATTGACGGCAACGTCATCAAGAACCGCCTGACCTCCTGCCCCACCGTCGTTCCCTTCAACGTGGATGCTTGGGTTGTTGCCAACGTCCTGTAATGCGAAAGGAGCAGCCGCATGAGTTACATTGCGAAACACTACGTCGATATCAGCAGGCGGATGTATACGCCCGGAGAGATTGTTGACGTGAAGATTCCCGAAAACAAGCTCGACCGGCTCCTTGAAAAGGGCGCCATCATCCCCGCTGCCGAGGGCGGCCTTGTGAAGAACGAGCCCGCCGTGTGGGAGGACGAGCGCAACGAGCCCGAGCCTGAACACGGCGAGGAAACCGCCGAGGAAACGGAAGAAGCCGAGGAAGTGGAAGCACCCGAAATCGACGTGATGAACGGCGTAATCTCCGCCCCCGAAGCGGAAACCGAGCCGCCCAAGAAAACCGCCAAAGGGAGGAAAAAGGCATGAACGTCAAGATCATCAAGACCGGCGAAATCGCCAAGGTCAACGACGGCTACGGCCTGCGCCTGATTGAGCAGGGCAAGGCCGTGGCCGTGAAGGAAACCAAAAAACCCGCCAAGAAGGAAGCCGCCAAAGCTGGTGATGCCTGATGGCGCTCAAGGACAAGATACAGGCCGATCTTACACGGGTCTTTATGAACCTTAACCACTTTGCAGAAGAACACACATGGAACGGCAGGAAATTTGTGTGCGTAACGGATGAAGAAAGCGCCCTCAAGCGCAAGAACAACAATGTGAACGACATATCGTGGGACAACAACACGACGGAAACATTGGTGTATGTGCCGAAGGACAAGTTTCCCGGAAGGGCGATGCCCAACGAACACGGTTTTTTTGACCGCAAGCCTGTGAAGATTCTGCAAGTGAACGAGGACATGGGGATGCTGTGCATCTGCCTGGTTGCCAACTATCCCAAGGCGGTGAGCGAATGAGAAATTCGGAACGACTGCGGGCGCTGAAAGCATGGGCCTACGAGACGCTGTGCAAAGGACGCGAAATGAAAGCGCCGGGCGTGGATATGGACATCACGAAGATACTGCGGCAGGAGCCGCAAGTATATCTGAGCTGGTGGCCTACACGCCCGGACAGCACGGGCATGCTTGCGCAAGACCCGCTTTCCGTTGCCCCCGGCATCGTGATTGCACCGAGCGCGGCGTATGCCAAGTATGTTGAGGAACGGCGATTTGACCGATACAACCACATCCACCGCCCGCAGGAAATGGGTCAATGGCTGAATGTAAGCATCCTTTTTTCCGTATACGAACCCGGTGTGCGGCTGCCCGGCTTTGTGCAGAGCGCAGACGACCCGGAGGGGCTTGACATGAGCAAGCTGAAAGAGGGCACGGAAGAAGGGCTTATGACCCTGATGAACTGGATGGACGACTGCACGAGTGCGCTGCTGGCAGAACGATTCATCCCCCACAGCGACCTGATTCTGGACGAAATGAACCTGACGTATTCGCCGTTCATGGATCAGAATTACGTTGTGGACAAGCGCCCGCTGTACTACGGTTTCGTGAACGCGAAATTTATGTGCTATGCGGACGACCGAAACAACAGCGCAATCGACGACTATCTGAAATAAGACAGGAGGAAACATATCATGACTGAAATTTTGCACGGCGCATACGGCCAGATTCAGGCCATCAGCAGCCCGACGGCCATTAAGAGCCTGAACGCCATTGTGTACATCGGTACTGCGCCGGTACATACCGTGGAGGGCGGCAGCGAAAACGTGAACAAGCCCGTGCTTGTTGAGAACATCGCCCAGGCCCGCAAGAAATTCGGTTACAGCGAGGACTACGCAGGCTACACGCTTTGCGAGGCGATGCGCGTACATTTTGAAATGAACGGCGTTGGCCCGCTGGTGATGATCAACGTGCTCGACCCCGCCAAGCACAAGAAGGACGAGCAGGCCACCAAGAGCCTGACCCCCGAAAATGGCCGCGTGGTGATTGCCGGTGCGGAAAATGTTGTGCTGGACAGCGTTGTGGTCAAGTCCGGCGAGACTACCAAGGCAAATGGCACGGACTACGCCCTCTCCTACAACAGCGACAAGGGCACGCTGACCATTGCCGAGGTGACGAGCGGGGCGCTGGGCACGACTGCGCTGGCGATTACCTATGACGAGATCGACCCTTCCGCTGTAACCACGGAGGATATCATCGGCGAGAGCGACGGTTACGGCCTGAACACCGGCGTATTCGCCATTCAGAACGTGTACCAGCAGACCGGGTATATCCCCTCTTTCCTCGTGGCCCCTGGCTTTTCCAGCGTGCCTGCGGTACATGCCGCCATGCTTGCCAACAGCAAGAAGATCAACGGCCATTGGGACGCCTACATGCTGGTCGATCTGCCGATCACGGACGGCGAAACCGCCGTTACGCTGGCGAGTGTGCCTGCGTGGAAAAAGACCAACGGCTATACCAATGAAAACGAGACCGTCTACTTCCCGATGGTGAGCGGCACGGACGGCAGGAAGTACCACATTTCTGTGCTGGCTGCCGCCAACCTCCAGGCGCTGCTCGTGGAGAATGACGGAATCCCCTTTATGACCGCCAGCAACACCGACTGCGGCGTGATTGAAAACCTGTACCTGGGCGAGGACAGCAAGGGGCGCGTTTACGACGACACGCTGATTAACAACACCCTGAACAAGAACGGCATCGCCTCTGCTGCGTATGTGGGCGGTCGCTGGGTGATTTGGGGTGCGCACAGCGCCGATTACAGCGCGGAGGACGGCGACCAGATCAACGTTTCCGAAACCAACCGCATGATGCTGTTCTACATCAGCAACGACTTCCAGCACCGCCGCAACCGCGACGTGGACAAGCCGCTTTCTGCCAACGATGTGCAGACCATTGTTGCCGAGGAGCAGACCCGCCTTGACGCGCTGCTGAAAATCGGGGCGCTGATCCACGGCGAGGTACACCTGAACGCCGAAGCGGACGCCATGAGCGACGTGATGAAGGGCGACTTCTCTTTCACCTTCAATGTGACGACCACCCCGCTTGCCAAGAGCCTGACGGCGATTGTGAACTGGACGGATGATGGTTTCGCCACCTACTTTGAAGCCTACGACCAGTAATAGGAGGGATGAAACATGCCGTCTAAAGTTTACAACAACGTGGAAGGACACCGGGTTATTGACAATAACAAGGTGTGCGAGGACGTGACCAGCGTTACCCTTCCGACGATTACCCACCCGACCAATACCATCAAGGCAAGCGGCATGGTGATGGACGTTGACATGCCCAACACCACGCACCTTGACGCGATGGAGTTTTCCGTGAGCCACAACAACGGCGTGAACTGCAATCTGCTGGGTGCCCCCGGCAAGCACCAGATTGAAACCCGCATTGTGCGCCAGCGCTACAATGTGTCCGCCGGTGAAGTGGAACACGAGAGCGTGAAATACCGCATTACCGGCGTGCTCAAGAGCACCGAGAAGGGCAATGTGGAAACCGGCAACCCGCTGGGCGCGACGAACAAGTACGCCATCCTGCGCTTTGAGGAGATCATCGACGGCGTGGTAACGACGCTGATTGACGCGATGGCGGGCGTGCTGAAATTCAACGGACAGAGCTATATTGACGCGGTGGAAAACCTGCTGAAATAAGGCTGCGGGCGCGGGCAAAAGCGAAATCGTTTGCGCTTTTGCCCCGCCTGTTTTGATTTAAGAAAGTGAGAAAAAGAAAAATGGAAAATGAAAACATGGATATCCAGATCGAAGAAAAGAATGTAGACGCGACCAAGGAAACCGCCGAGGAGAAAGCGAAGCGGGAAGCGGAGCTGAAAAAGAAATTCTACGACCCCGAAGAACAGATTCGCCGCTATGGGAAGGGCAAACTGGAACTGACCACCCCCATCCTTGCCGACGGCAAGGATGTAAAGGAACTGAAATACGACTTTACCGCGCTTACGGGCATGGAGTTTGTCAATGCGATTGACAGGGGCATGGACGGCAGCAACAGCGGTTTCCGCATTGCGGCGACGCAGGCGTTCAACCTGTTCGCGGCGGCGGCGGAAAAGGCGACCAGCGGCATTGACGCAACCGACATCCGGCGCGGCATGAGCGCCAAAGACAGCGTAAAGGCTGTGCAGCTTGCGACGGTTTTTTTCGTCGCGTCGAGCCGGGCGGGAGACAAGCATATCTCCGCCGAGTGACCGACGCGGCAATGGCGACCCATACATCCATTACTGACCTGCTGGGACTGACCATCCCGCTCTTTTACGACATCTACGCGACCATCGCGCAGATTGTTGAAGCGAGAAACAAAGAAAAATAAACGCGGCGGCGGAGTGCAGAGGTTCCGCCGCCGCGTTTTTACAACATGGAGGCGATACGGTGAATTTATATTACGAGGGTACGGACATCACGGCTGATGTTGACATCGTATCGGCTGTACACAGGGACGTATCCGGCGGACGGAGCGATTGCCTGGAGCTGACGCTTGAACATGCGGCGACATGGAACCGATGGAAACCGCAGATTGACGACGGCATTGAGCTTGCACACAACGGCTACACCACGGGCAAACTGTTTTTGAACACGATATTGCCCGAAGGCGACCGATACAGAATACTGGCAACCAGCACGCGCAGGGCGGCGCAGAGAAAGACCTGGACTGCCTACCGGGACATGACGCTGGGCGGCATAGCTGGCCTATGCGCCGTTGAAAGCCAGATGGAATACAAACTTTACGGCGTAAACGAGCATTACGCCTACCCATACATGTTGCGCAGGAACGAAAGCTGCCCGGCCTTTTTAAGCAGGCTGGCACAGCTTGAGGGCGCTATGCTTAAAACCTACAACGGGCGACTGACGATGATCTCCATCGCACAGGCACAGCAGCTACCAGCAAAACTGACGCTTGCGCTATCCACCAGACAGGACGGCGTGCGCTACATGCGGCGCGAGAGCGCAAAGTTAAGAAGCCTTACGATTCAGACGCCGTACTGCCAAGTCAGCGCCACGGACAGCGGCGCACAATACGGAATGGATGAGTGCCTATGCGATCTGCCTGCTATGGACAGAGCGACAGCCGGACGCTGGGCGCGGGGGCTGCTTTTGGCACGCAACCGGCAAAGCGAGAAACTGGACGTACAGGGCGAAATCAACATTGGCTATACCGCCATGACGCGCATTGACGTGGAAAGCGAAATGGACTACGGCGGACAATGGATGATTGACGAGGCGGAGCATGACTTTGTGAACAAAAAGAGCCGCATATCCCTTTTGCGGGTGATTGAAACGGTGGAGTGACGATGGAAACGAACAAAGGATATGGCGCGACCATAGAACGCGGGGAAATTATCGGCGCGGAAGATACGGGCTATCTGATTGCGTCGTTTTCGCGGCACGGCTTAACGACCCCTCCCCTTGCGGCCATCAACCAAAGCACCTATGCCGTTGGCGACAAGGTGTATTTTTTTATGTTCGATGACGGCAAGGGCGCGATCCTGATGAAGTTTGAATAAAAGGGCGGTGAAAACATGGCTGGCAGAGAACTACGGGCAAACATTGTTATCGGCGGCAGAGCGGACAACTCGTTTTTGCAGCTCGGCGGCGCGGTTGAGGCGCTGGGCGAACAGGTAAACGGCGTAAGCCGCAAACTGATTGACTTTGGCAAAGAGAGCGTGGACGCCTATGTGAGCTACGAGGACGCCATGCTGGGCGCACAAACCGCCCTGTCCACGCAGTATACCAGCACGCAGGAACTTTCCAAGGTGATGGAGCAGCTTGACAAACAGGCGCTCCAATGGGCCAACAACAGCCGTTTTACCACGGATGACGTTGCCAATGCCATCAGCAACGCCGCGCATGCCGGTTGGGAACTGGAAGAAATATTAAGCGGCGTGCCTGTTGCCATGAAGCTGTCGCAGGCTGGCGGCATGGACCTGGCGACGGGCCTTGAATACCTTGTGGACATCGCCAATGCAACGGGCGTATCGTTTGAACAAATCCCGGAGCTGGCGAACCAAATTGCCTATGCGGGCGACGCAAGCAACGCGACCATTGAAGAAATGCTGCAGGCCATGCAGCGCATGGGCGCGACGATGCAGTTTGTGGACGGCGATACAGCAGGGCTGGTAACGATGCTTGCCATGCTTGCCGACAACGGCACGAAGGGCACCGAAGCTGGTACGCTGCTTAGAAACAGCATGATCCGCCTGATTGCGCCGACGGAAAAGGCGGCAACGGCGATGGACGGCCTCCGGCTGACGAGTGAAGAACTTGACGACATATATGCCAACCCCGAAGGGCTATCGCAGGCAAGCGAACTGCTGAAAGAGGCTGGCTTCTCCGCCTATGACAGCAACGGCGACCTCAAGAATTTCCTGACGATATGGCAGGAACTTGACAGGGCGACGAGCGGCATGACGGAAGAAGATCGCAACAGCGTACTCACGGCCATCTTCCCGACGCGAACCATCACGGGTGCGCTTGCCCTGCTGAAAGCGGCGGGCGACGGCTGGGATGGCCTATACGAAAAGATAGCCGGGAACGACAGCTACCTTGACTATGCCAGCGAAACGATGGAGAGCGGTCTTGGCGGCACGCTGCGCAGGCTTGAGAGCGTATACAACATGCTGCAAACCCGGACGGGCAGCGAACTATCCGAAGATGTAGGCGGATTCGCAGGCGCACTCACGGACATCATCAGCGCGGTCAACGAAATGGACGACGACAGTTTCAGCGCGATTGTATCTGGCCTTGAAGTGATTGCGGCGGCTGGACCGGCATTACTGATTGCAGGCGGCGCAATCAAGGGAATCGGCGCGATTGCGGCGACGGGGCCGCTGGGCAAGATGGCGCTGCTGGGCATTGCCCTTGCAGCCATAGCACGAGGGCTTAACGACCTTAGCGAAGCGGCCTATGCAGACCAATTCGGCGAACTAAAACTGGACGAGAGCCAGATTGTGCCCTATGTTTCGGGGCTGGGCGAAGCGTTCAGAGGGGCGCAGGCGGACATCGACCTGTATAACCAGGCTGTATCGACTGCACTTTCCGACTACGAGACAGCCAGCAGCACGTTCAAGGAATCGCTGATTACGAAGATGCTGACCGGCGCGAAGTTGACGCCGGAGGATATTACAAACCTTAACACGCTGGGCGACCAGATGCGGCAGGCGCTCCTTGCAGGCATTGACGGCAGTTACAGCGCGGCAGAGGAAACCATTGCCGACTATGCGGGCAAAAGCGCGACGGAAGTTGCGCTGGACGACAGCATTTGGGGCAGCATCATGGACACGCTGAACTATGGCTATGAAACGGCCATAGCACAGGCGGAAGCCCTCAGTCAAAAGCTGCGCGACGCCATGACGAGCGCGTTTGCGGATGGAGGACTGACCAGCGAGGAAATCGACAATATCCAAAGCATCATCGACCAGCAAAATGAACTGCTGGCGATGCAGGCAGACGCGCAGAACAAGACGGAGCGCCAAAAACTCTTGCGGCAGGCGCAGACGCTTGGCCTTGAAGGGCTTGGAGAAATTTCCGGGATTGCGGAAACGCAGCGCGACGCGGAGCTTGCGGCGCTTGAGGACAACTACTGGCAGGCGTACTACCAGACAGAGCTTGGCGGACAAATGAAAATCCGCAACGGCGTGAAGAAAGCGGACGGCACGCCTTACACCCAGGCCGACCTTGACCGCGAACTTGAATACCTGTACAGCGGCGACCCCAACGACCCCAACGACGGCTATTTGGGACAGAAACAGGCACAGGAGGCGGCGTATGACCGATTCCTGCTCGATCTGTACGGCAACGCCATTGCCGGAAGTGAGCTGTATGGCGCATACGAGCGCATGACAGCGAGAGCGCTTCAGGGCTACGACCCAAGCACAAGCGGCGACAGCGCACGCGATCAGCGGGACGTGGAGCGATTCGTCGGCACGATGATGGACGCGCTGGGCGGCGCAGAAAGCGTTGCGGCAAGATACGATTACTATAAGGCCACGGGCGACGAGGAGAGCGCCCAGCAATTTGCCGGTCTGCTGTCCCTTTACGAGAGACTGACGAACGTGGGCGTTTGGGAATGGGAGGATCAAGTGAACGCCCAAAGCGCCGCGCTTGCCGCCAACCCATACAGTGTAGACCGTGCCAGAGAAGATTTGGCACTGTATGATTCGGCATTTGGCAAGGGCGATATAACGACCCGGTTTGTGCTTGATAGGATCGGAGAGACCATCAAAAGCGGCGGAGGCCGCTTTGAGTGGAGCCAGCTTGGCACAACTTATTTTGGCGCACAATTCAGCGATCAGGCTTTCTATGCGAATCTGAGCAGCCTGACGGAGAACCTTTCCAAGGCCTACGATATGAGCCGCGTCATTCAGGAAACAGGGCTTGTGGACGTTCCGACACAGTATCAGAATTTTGCGGCGGCATGGCAGCTGATGTACGGCGAGATCAATGCGGAGGATTACCGCATTCCGGTTACGCCGGAGGTTGACCAGACGGGGCTTGGGGACGCGCTGGGAGAAGTGAAAGTGCCCGTCACGCCGGAAGTGCAGGAGCAGGAGGAACTGACGGCGACCGTAGACGGCGACACATCGCAGCTTGAATCCGACATCGCCGCGCAGGACGGACAAGACCTGACCGCCAATGTGAACGGCGACACGAGCGCCCTTGCCGCAGGCATTGCGCAATACGACGGCAGCAGCATTACGGTGAACGTCAACTACGCAGGGTCGCCACCGAGCGGCGTGGGCGGCGGCAGCAAAGGCGGAGGAAGCGGCGGAGGCGGGCTGCTCAGCAAGCTATTCAAATTTGCCGAGGGCGGACGCGCTACGCAAGCATCCATATTCGGCGAGGCCGGGCCGGAATGGGCCATCCCCGAAGAACACAGCCAGCGCACGGCGCAACTGCTTGACGCTGCGCGAGAAGCCAGCGGCTTTACATGGCCGGAACTGCTCACCCGCAACGGCGGACTGAACGCCGGAAGCCGAGGCGCAGGAACGATCATTTACAGCCCGACCATCATTGCCAACGATGCGACAGGCGTTGAACAAAAGTTAATCGAGGACAAAGAAAGACTTGACGCCTGGTGGAAGGAAAAGCAGATGCGCGAAGAAGTGGAGGTATACGCCTGATGGAAATGAGCGGATATATTTACAGCTGCGCAGGCGGCGAAACCTTTGACAGCATTGCGCTGGAAGTATACGGCGATGAAAAATACGCCGCCGAGCTGCTTTGCGCCAACCCGGAGCTATGCGACAGGATGATCTTTACCGGCGGGGAGGAAATCGTCCTCCCCGTGGTAGAGATTCCCGAAGAAGCAGAAGCGGAACAGCAGAGCGCCAATGCGCCGTGGAAGGAGTGATAACAGATGGCGACGACCGGCAAATGGAACGGGCACGCCTTTGAGGTATCGAGCCAGATTATTCGCGGTTTTACAGACCTGACCATCAAAGGGAGCAGCAAAACCGAGGACAAAACAAGCGGCAGCCACGGCTATGTATCGCGCAAGAACAGCAACCCTATGGAGGTCAGCATTGTAGTAACGCTCAACGCGGCGACCGGCTGCGACGTGCGAAACGAGGCGAT